AATCCCCATAAGCTTACTACCAATAAATAAATTTTAATCATCTTGAGATGATAAAATATAATTGCACCATTTAGCAAGCTCTTTTTCTGTCATATCCCCCTTCATAAGATTGTATCTATAACAAACAAGTTGAATATTATTTTTTGTATAAAACTTTAAATCATTATCAATCCTATCTATGGACACGTTTGTATTAACTTTTCTTTGTCCTTTTAAATGCGTAAGTTTAACTCCAGTTCTTGCACATCTGTGATTTTGTTTTTCAAATAATTCTAATAAATCATCAACTGTTAAATCAGGATCAACAGGATGTCTGTTTTTACTTTTAGGATTTTGTACATCTTTTAACCAGTGATTAAAAAATTTACGAGGATCTGCACTTATTATTGCTTTATCCCTATCACCTTTTCCATTTGCCCACACATGTTGATTGTGTTTCTTTGAACAAACTTTACACCAGGACTTGCGACCATCTTTTTTATTTTCTTTTTTTCTATCAAACTCTTTTAAAAGTTTTGTTTGATTGCAACGAGTACAAACCTTGTCAACAATCACTTAGCTTCACCCCACGATGGACCTTCTTCTAAATCTATAACACTTGGAACTTTTAACTCTATGCAATGTTCCATTATCTCTCTGATTTTACTAGCTTCTTCAGGCGATTCAAAAGATAAATCCAATTCATCATGCACCTGGATTAAGGGTAAGAAACCTTCTTGATGTAATGTAACCATAGCTTGTTTAGTTTGATCAGCAGCTGAGCCTTGTATTAATCTGTTCAATGCTTTGTATGTCCATCCTCTTTTAATTCTAGTAAAGCCACCATACTTACGCTCGGCTTCTTCTTTAGGTAAAGGAAATCCTGCACCAAATTCTAATGGCTCCCACAAATCGAACCGACATTTACGTCCTTTAATAGTTCTAATAAATCCTATATCACCTGCTCTTTTCTGTGCATTCTTTGTTAACTGTCTGACAAAAGGAACGTTGGTGTGATATTTAGAAAACAATTCTTCTGCCTCGAACTCTGTAAGGTTTAATTCATTAGCAAGCTTTGCTTTCCCCATACCATACATCATACCAAGATTAATTGTCTTGGCTTGTTTACGTTCAATGCCAGCCATATCTGCTACAGTTTGATGGAAATCTATATCGCCTGAATTATATCCCTCTACTAATTGATCTGCCCCTTCTAAGTTTGTAATGGATGCATAGTGCACTAATAGTCTAGGCTCTTGTTGAGAATAGTCAAAGCACCCCCACTTCTGTCCTTCTTCAGGAATAAACAATCTTCTAATCATAGGACCTATCTCTTTATTACGAGCAGGTATTTGTTGTAAGTTAGGATTTTGCATACTTAATCTACCAGAGATTGTACCTCCCTGTTCATTTTTCATTTGGTTGATTTCAGCGAAAATCCTCCCTCCGTTCTCGTGCTTGAGGATACTATCAATAAAGGTGGTTCTCGCTTTATTAATTTCACGAGCTTCAACAACCATTCTTGCAATAGGACTAGCATGATTTGAAAGAAAGTCTTTGTCAAATTTAGGCTGCCCAGACTTCGGAGTTCTCTCATAAGATATTCCTTCTGCGTCAAACGCTTTAGCGACAGATGTTGGAGTCCAAATATCAACGTGGATATTTGTAGCCTCATGGATTTTTTTAAGTATCTTTTTTTCTGTAGTAAATAAAGTTTTCTTTGTTCTCTCTGCGTGATCGACATCTACTTTAACTCCCTTCTTTTTCATTTCAAATAAAACAGGAAATAAATCTGTTTCTAATTTAAACACGTCTAATAAATCTTGTCTAATTATTTCTCTTTTTAAAATGTCCCATAACTTTAAAGTTAAAGCTGCATCTTGTTCTGCGTAAGGACCAACATACATAGGTGGTAACTTCCACATCTCTGTCTTTGCGTTGACTCCCCAACTCTTCGCTGCATCATACAAAGCTGATTGAGATTTTTTTTCTCCTACATATTTTTTTCCTAACTCATCTAAAGAAAAACGCATAGGACTATTTTCATTTACAATCGGTCCTGCTATCATTGTGTCAATGATACGACCATGAACTTTTAATCCCATTTGATGTAACCAACCCACATCATAAATAGCATTGTGAAATATTTTATCACATGGAAGTTCTAATATTTTTTTAAGTTGTCTAACAAAAACTTTTTCATCTAAGTTTCCTCCACCTTCGTGGCGTAAAGGAAAATAACCACACCATCCTTCAACAGCTATGGCTACACCAATAACATATCCTTTGTTGACTGCCCAACCTGGACCTATACCGGTATTTAATCCTATGTCTCTTGTTTCTAAATCAATAGCAATTTGTTTTGCGTCTGATAAATCTGGTAATCTTTCCGGAGGAACCCACTCACTCGGTGGTTGAAATAGGGGTATCTGTGTCATCGTTTATTTCTCCCGCAATTGCTGCGTATCCCGCCATGTCTACGTAACAATCTTTTGTGCGTTTATGTTTTATTCGTGCTACCTTTACAAGCAGCATACATATAGCCACGTCGTGCGCTGAAACTTCATAATCTAAATAAGAAGACCAAAGCTCTGCAATGTTTTTATGATTCTGAGATTTATCTCCATAATCTTCTTGCCGTTGACCAGTGACTATAGTGGTTGCCGTTGATAAATATTCTTTACTTTTCATTGTTTAACTATCTCTTGTTTTATTTCATCTTCATATTTAACAAGTATGTTTGTAAATTCTTCTATAAAAGAATTTTCTGGTTCTATTCCTTTATAGCGAACAAATGCTGCTACGGTACAAGCCAAGCTTCTAAATTCCTCTTGTATTTTTTTTGCATCCCAATCTTGTTTTTCATTGTATGCAAAACGTAAAAACAAAGCTTGAATAAAATCATCTTTACTCAAGTCTATGTCACCTGTTAATAATTTTCTCCATTCAATATCAAACAATTTACTTTTTACTTTTTCTTTTTTCATACTATTCTCCTTTCTCTTTTTTATTAATAGATCTTAAATCATTTCTCATAAGTTGTAAATCAAGCAATAACAACTTCAATTCTTTATCTACTTTTTCCCTATTTAGTTTAGGTAATTCTGCCCTTATTTTTTTTACTTGTTTCTCTGTAACATCTAATTGTTTCAGTGCTGTATCTATTGTAAACATCATGTCCTCCAAAACATTTCTGTGAATTCCTTGTCGGTTTGAGAGCGAACCAAATGCAATTCATTTTTTGCTCGTGTCATTCCCACATAGAATACACGTCTCTCTACGTCTCTGTTTCTTCTATACTCTTCATCAACTTTAAAAGATAAATCAGAAAATAATAATACATTAGTTGCCTCTCCTCCTTTTGATCCATGAATGGTAGAAAGTTTTACTTTTGCCTCATGATTTAAATTTTGATTACGTCTTAACGCTGCTAATAAATAAGCTAACTTAGTTGGTGGTATCTTATCTAATGCTGCATCCCATCTTAACTCTTGAGATAAAAGTAAACCGTGATTATTTTTTAATTCATCATATGTATATTCTTTATCTTCACTAGCTCTTGGCATAGTCTTTGATCCATAACTCACTCCCACATCTACATTCATGTAATGATACATAGCTTTGATGCCATCTAACTTAACTGTTTTATTTCTTGTTAAAGCTGTCCAGGTGTTAATAGCTAGTAGTAAACGATCACTTACTGATTTAGAATTATGTCGTTGATAAAATATACCTCTTGTTTTTAATTCTTCTTCTACCTTGTCTAATAAATAATTAGTGCGTGTGAGTATCAACCAATCATCTTTTAAAAAATCTGTCTTCGCATATGGATTAACTCGTAACTTTAATAAACCATCACGGTCCGTGGCCTTCCAATCTTTATGTACCCTGTCATCTACACGGCTGATCACGGCATTAGCTCTTTGTTGCACGGCTAACGGTACACGGTACGATTGATCAAGAATAATTCTATTACCTTTTAATTGTTTAAATCTCCACGGATGTGCGCCTGCCCATTCAAAGATAGCTTGATCATCATCTCCTGCAATGTAAGTGTGTGTAGAATTTTTAGCCAAGATATCAACCATGTTCCATTGAACACTGCTAAGATCTTGTGCCTCATCAATAATAAGTAATTTAAAATTGGGTGATTCTTTTCTTTTATTAAATTCTAAAATCATGTCAGTAAAATCCATGAAACCATTTTGTTTTTTATATTTCTCTAAGCCTTGTGAAATCTTTCGTAATTTTAAAAAACCTCCAGGCAAATGTCCTGTTTCTTTTTGACAGAACTGATGTTCAAGACTCACATCTTTTATTCTTGCTAAGTCTATAATGTTTACAAACCTATCATCTTGCCAACCCATACCATAGTTGTCATATTTATTTGTGGGATTAGATAGTTTTACATTTAATAAATCTGATACTTCTTTATAATCTGCGTCCGACATTAATGAAGAGTCTGTTAATCCTAACTCCATGTAAGCTAAACTATGTAATGTTCTAAAATATTTAAAATCTTTTTTATCGTATTGTGGAAACCGGTTCACGGCACGAGTGATAGCTTCGTTTGCTGCTTTACGAGTGTATGCAAAGTATCCTATTTGATTTGGTTCAAGTCCTTTTGCTAATCCTTCTTCTACTATTGTTAAAAGTTTATGTGTCTTACCGGTGCCTGGAGGACCAAAAATAATATTCATCATTAGAATGCCTCCTTCTTTTTCATGTCGGGTATGTATAAATCTTTTTGTTCTATTTGTTTAGAAGGTACATACCATAAATAATAAGTGATGCCCTTAACTTTTTTTCTGTGTGATCCTCCTCCTAAATCCTGCATAACTCTTGCGTGCATTTCTGTAGGAGTAAGAGAAGAAAATCTTTTCTTGTTTAAATATTCTTTTAAAGTTTTAGGTTGAAAATATATTTTACTTTCATGTTCCCAAGGCATTTCAATTGCTATCTCTTCTTCTCTATCTGATACACCTTGATCATAAATAAAAGAATACAAGTAAGAATCAAACTGTCCCCACTTCGTTATCTCTGGTGGGGTTTCTATTATCTCTACGTTCTCGAGTAAGCTTTGAATCTTTGCGGTCCACGCAGCAGGGCTAAGTGCATTAGGTAATTGTGTTAATGCATCCATACATTTCTTTCTAAACTTACGTTGATCAAATAGTTCTTCTGTATTTAAAACTAATCGTTGCTCTTCAAAGTTTAAAAACCAAACAGGTTCATCTGAATCATACTTCTGTAAATCAGAAAACTTACTTTCATACTCCCCACCTATACCATGTTTTCTTAAACGACATTGTGGTGCATCACATCTTGAACACATTGGTTGGTCTTTACATTTATATTGATAATCTTTTTTATCATGTTGATTGATTGTCTTTGTTACTTGCGCATGACCAAGAGGTGGCTTCATGTATTTAAAATTAAATTCAGAAA